ACGTTTGGTACTTTATCCAATCGACAGATCCTAAAGTAGCACCCATTGGCAGTCCCGCAATCTTGCCGGCACACCAAGAGTCAGGCGATACAAGTATCGAAGGTGATTCTCTTGATGAACAAACCAAGATGGGCCGTATCATTGCCGCATCCACCAACGAAGACAGTATCGAGCTGACAACGTACATGGTTCCGGGCGATAAAGCACATGAAATCATCATTGACGCCAAGCACGAAGGCCGACAGGTCAAAGTATGGCGTGTCATTGTCGATGAACGTCTGGCCGTTGTAGAAGGCGACCACAAGGCTTATCCAGCGATGTTTGGGTATGGTGTTGTTGACAGTGCCGACATCTCAGATGAAGACAGTTTCTCTGAGATCGACTTCACCCTGAACATCATCGGCAAACTCGCTGACAAGAATGAAGACGGTACACCGGGCACGTTCCCACTTTCAGATGAGCAGGTTGCAATGCTTGATCAACTATATGCATTCGAACGTCCAGGTGAAAAAGCAGGCGAGTTCGCAGACGGCAGTGTTACTACAACCACTATCACTTCTCATGCTTAATTAATCGCACACAGAGACGAGTAGGCTACGGCCGATCTGAGACGATAATCTAGGAGGATATTCATGTTAGAAATTACGGTAAAAGATCAACCTGTAGAAGCAAAATTCAATTTCCGCGCGTTGTTCCGTGCAAACAAGCTGTACAGTTCTGCTGAAGGTGCCAACGATGGTGCAAGCTCAATCTGGCTGGCATTCGTGACCGATGATGATATGGCATTGTTCAAAGCATTGCGCGTGTTGTTACCGAAGTCATACACAGATGATGACATCATGGACGTGCTCGACAAGGCCGAAGAGGATGGCAAGTCGCAGGAACTATTCAAAGAAGTTGAGCAGGAGCTTCATGAATCCGGTTTTTTCAAACACGCAGCACAACGTTGGCTGAACTTGACCGAAAAATACGGGAAAGCATTAACGGACAAGAAGAACAAGACAGCCGAAGAGAAGATTCAAGAAGCAGCGACCAAAGATACCCTGGACGCAATGAAGAAGAGTCTCTCTTAACCGATTTTGCTCGTCATGGGATATACGATCCCAATATGCCATTCGACTTGTACATGTGGGAAGCCCGTTCAATGCTGGAAGGGTCTTTTTTGCGTGATGTAGATATGCGCCGCGACCTGATGGAACTTGCTGTCAACATTGCCAATATCCAGAACGCGAAGAACCCTAAGCGGTCAGTCAAGGTTGGCTACAAGAACATTGACAAAGCCGAACAAAAGGTACTCAAACGCAGTGGCAATCGAGAAAGAAAGCCTGATGTCGAAATGATTAAGAAACTCAATGCCGCATTTGGAGGTGGTAGCTAATGGCAAACGTAGTCGCAACATTCACAGCGGACATAGCGCCGTTCCAAGCAGCAATGGGTCAAATATCAGGGTCAGTAAAAGCCGCAACAAGCTCGGTACAGTCAACTGGACAAAAGGTTGGCACTGTAATGTCTGGCATCGGCAAGGCAAGCACTGTAGCTGGTGTTGCCATTGGCGCCATGAGCGTCAACGCAATAAAAAGCTATGGGGCTTTCCAAGAGTCAATCAACAAGGCAGCCGTCATTGCTGGTTCCAGTAACAAATCGCTGAAAGGCGACATGAAGGATCTCGAAACAGAAGCACTTTCGTTGGGTAAAACTTTACCAATCAGTGCCGAAGATGCTGGTAATGCCATGATTGAAATGGCTCGTAACGGTGCATCAATTAAAGACCTAAAGACTGAGTTCCCAGCTATCGCCAAGGCTTCTGCGGTTGCCGGAGCTGATTTAGCTGGTACTGCTACAACTGTCCAGCAAGCCATGAATATTTGGGGTGGTGGCGCCAAAAACGCGGCTAAGGATTCAGCTATCTTGGCCTTGAATGCCAACATGTCTAACGCTGAAGTTGAAGATATGGGGCAAGCCTTTGCTAACGTTGGCTCTACTGCTGCCACATTGGGAATTGGTATCAAAGACACATCGACTGCCATTGGCCTAATGAGTAATGCTGGTCTTGGTGCAGCGCAAGGATCGCAAGATTTGGCTCACGCACTAACTCTGATGGCACGCCCGTCAAAGGTGGCTGCTGGAGAAATGCACGCATTGGGCATTACTTACACAGACGCTCAAGGGAAATTCAAGCCGTTCCCACAAATTCTCAAAGAAGTGGCCAAAGCAACCGACGGAATGTCTCATTCTCAAAAAGTTGCGGCATTGACTAACTTATACGGTGCTGCGGGTGCCAAAGCAATGCTGCCGCTTTTGATTCAGACAGAGAAAAAAACTAAGAGTGGCAAGTCCGGTTGGGACGCATATTCTGATTCTCTAGGGAAAGTCAGCAGTTCAGCCAAAGCCGCAAACAAATATCTGTCTGACAACGCGAACAACATGACAAAGAACGTTGGTCAGTCAATTGCTCAGATGGAAGACGCATTCGATTCTGTTATCAAGACTAGCATTGGCACAATTGCGCCACAAATTCAATCTGTAGCTAATGCATTAGGTAATTTTGCAACATGGCTTAACAAGTCCAAAAGCCCAATGGCCGGTTTTGTCAAAGGACTGATCGCGTGGTCTCCAGTCATTGCTGGTGTGCTGATTGTGTTTGGGCTATTATCAATCGGAATTGGCAAACTTGTGACAGCTATATCAGCCCCTGTAAAGGCCATTAGAGCGTTGACTGGTGCTACATCGAAACTGCCGAAGCCAATGAGCGCGTCTGCTGGTCAGATTGCCGCTATGGGCGCAAAAGCGGCTGGTGCTGGCCTTGGTATCGGTCTAGCCGCGGCTGGCTTTGCAGCTTTGGCATTCGGTGTTGCCGCTTTGGCCAAGACTGGCACTGCTGGTCTTGTAGCGTTGGCAGCGATGACAGCTTCGATTGTTGTCATTCTAGCCGTTTTGAAACTGGTAGCACCAACACTAACTGCAAATGCAACGGGACTATTGGCCATGGGTGCAGCGGTTTTGATGGCATCAGCCGGTATTGCCTTGTTGGTTGTCGCATTAACTAACTTCCAAAAGGCTGGCGGCAATGCAACAACACTTGTGCTGGCCATTGGTGTTGCCATCGGTGGCCTTGCATTGATCTTCGCTGTTGTCGCACCTGCATTGACTGCTGGCACTGTCGGCATGTTGGCGTTTGGTGCAGCTGTCTTACTTGTCGGTGCAGGGATTGCATTAGCAACCGCTGGGCTTGCGCTATTGGCTACTCAACTGCCGACAATTGCAACCTATGGTACTTCTGCCGCTGTCGGCATTCTGGCATTAGGCGGAGCACTTATTGTTTTCGGTGCTGGTGCATTGGTTGCTGGTGCCGGTGCTATTGTACTTGGAGCGGGACTAGCAATTGCCGCTGCCGCCATTGTACTTGCGGGAGTTGCAGTTGTTGTTCTGGCTGCTGGAGTAGCAGTATTGGCAGTCGGCATTGCACTTGCAGGGGCTGCTAGTCTACTTCTTGGAGCGGGACTAGCTTTGGTGGCTGCTTCTGGAGCCGCTGCTGGTGTTGCATTGCTAGCTGCTGCCGCTGCTGGTGCTGCCAACGCGGTTGCTGATGCGGCCGGTGCAGTTGCTGCTCTGGCATACGGAGCTGCCTTAGTTGCTTTGGCTGCAGGTGGTGCCTTGGCTGGTGCCGCTCTCGTTGTATTAGGCGCAGGCGGGGTTGTCGGAGGTGCAGGGCTTGTTGTCCTTGCTGCTGGCATTGCGCTTGTTGGAGGAGCGATTAAGGTGCTCGCTTCTGGTTTGCAAAGCTTGGGATCAGTTGTAAGTAGCATCTTCCATGGCATCGTTAGCACGATAAGTGGATCGATGAACAGTGCTAAAGGCGCTGTAAGCGGTGGAATTAGCGGTATCAAAGGACTATTCAGCGGTGCTGGTAGTTGGTTGATAAGTGCAGGCAGGAACATCATCAGCGGTCTCATTAGTGGTATTGATGCAATGGCTGGCGCATTGTGGAACAAAGTGACAGGTATTGCTAGTGGAATTACTAGCAAGATAAAAGGAGCATTGGGTATTCATTCTCCTTCACGTGTTATGGCCAAACAAGTTGGGAAATATATTCCCGCTGGTATTGCAGTTGGTATTGATCGCAATTCTGGACCGATAACTTCTGCGCTCAATAGTGTAGCCGGAAACATTTCAAGCAGTATGCAGATGAATCTTAGTAACCTGTCCGCTGCCGGTGCACAGTTCAGTTCTGGAGATGTCACGCAGTCAATTGATGCCAGCGAACGAATCACGCCTAACATCTACGTTCAAAACAACGTTGATAAGAATGGTATTAACAGCATGGTCAAGGAAGCAGACGCTAATGACGCAGCCGTTAGCAGCTACTTCCGGCCGATTGGAGGGTAGTACATGGATCTATTAGTTGAAAAGCTAGATGGTAGCCGCTACTACCTGAGCCAATACAAGGTGCTGATAACCGACTTCGAGGAATCGGCACCATCGGTCACTCGAAACAGCAAGCAGCTTGATCAGCGCAACGGTAGCATCGACTTTGGTGGCTGGCACACAGATAAGACAATTAACATTACCGGTTACTACCGTGCGGACGACATGGATGAAGAAGAAATGCTTCGTGAGAAGCTATATGCGCTACTTTCCGATCCTGACGGGTATTACATCACCCAGCTTAAAACAACGCCAAGTGTGGCCATGGAACGACCGGGCCAGACGTCTGGAGACTACTACGATAAGCTGAGCAACTATCCATCTCACAAGCGCTTTCTCGTCTATACGGAAGCACCTGAGATGGAGCTTGTTGGCAACGTCAATGGGACACTATTGTATAAGCTAACTGCTGAATTCAAAACCCTCAGTCTCCCGTACGGGGAATCTCTACCAAAAGACGTGCAAATTGAGGACCTATACAGGAACATTCCTACAAATCTTCTTAAGGGAGCAACAGCGACCCCAATATCGGTAACTGGTTCCGGATGGAATACCAAACTAGTTGGCCGCTTCACACCGACAACGGGGAATAAATATACTGTCACCGTGCTTATTGGACAAGCTGATTTTGAAGTTAGTTTGCAAGCGTTGGCCAATGATGCAAACGGCAATCGGGTAAAGCTGTCAGGTTTTCCTGTTACGACACAACTAGGCCATGATCAACGAGGATCGATTACGTTTACTTGGCCCGATGTTGGGACAACAGGTGCGACCCAAGTTGAAGTAAGCCTAGCTTGGGCATTCAACAAAACCGAAGTTGGCACTTATCAATACATGAAGGCCAAAGCAGAGCTTGGGACCACATATAGTGATTGGTCTCCAAATCCCACTGATCCGGAGTATTTTGGGCTGAACGGAAACTTGATTCCATATTCTGGCACTGTTCCAAATATCCAAATTGAGCAAGGATTCTCAGTTGAGTACACCGCAAAGGACAACGCCTCTGGCCTTTCTTTTGCAATAAACGATGCCAATCTAACTGTGAACAATGCCATTAAAGCTGGTGACGTGTTCGTATTCAATGGATTCAGCTATACACAGAATGGGATTAGTATTGTCGACAAGACAAACAAAGCATATTTTGTTCTGCAGCCTGCTGTTCAAAACGAAATCACTTGCACTGTACCCGGAATCGTTAGAATTATTGGCTTGAAGAATCTTTACGCATAGGAGGCACGATTATTGATTACATTCACAGATGTTGAGAATAATGAATATCAAGCCCAATGTGAGATTGAGAAAACCGATGCAGTGAATGGTGAGAAATCATTATCCGGGACAATCTATTTTGGCCAAGATGTTAAGGCAAACATCGCCAAAGGATGGTCGCTATCGTTTCTTGATGAAGAATACGTTGTTGTCACGTACACAAAGAATGACAAAGAGAACACGGTATCATTCAGTGCTGTTCAGGCATTCTTTTATAAGATGAGCAAGACTGGTTTCTATGAGACATGGAACGGATCACACCCATTCGCCAGCTATCTTGATGCTTTGTTTGCTGGCACCGGGTACACGTACGACAACACTGCATCGGTTGCGGCTTTTGAGAAGCAAGACTGGGGTATGAGTGACCGTCTATCGCTTTTCAATGACATCATCGACCAAGCTAAAGTCGAGTTCTCCGTTGAGGGTACAGTAGTTCATATCGTGCCAGCCATGGGTTCTGATCTGTCTACCATTGTTCGTAAAAAGTTCAATTTGGACACAGCAGAGATTCAGACCGACAACACGAGTTTTGCCACCTACGGCCGCGGATATGGTGCATACAGCAAACCAAATGACACCACAAGCGAGCGTTTAGAAGTTGAGTACAAATCACCGCTGTATGATTACTACTATCCGAAGTTTGGCGCCATTGAAGCAGTTCCTGTTGCTGATGAGCGGTACACGGTTGCCGAAAACCTGCTGGCTGCTGTGAAAGAAAAAGTTGACAAGAGTTGGGCAATCTCACTCACCCTAAACCTTGTTGACTTGCAATCTGTCGGCTACAAATACGCGATGGCAAACCCCGGTGACTACATCACGGTGATTGATGAGAACCTTAACTTCAGTGACAAGGTTCGGATCATCAAAGTAACCAGTGATTATGATATTCGCGGCACACGAACCAAAACTGAAGTTGAATGTGGTAGCCTGTCATTTTCCGAACAGCAGAAGACATCACAATCAACACTGTCTAACGTAGCTGCCGGCAAGATTCCAGTGCCTAATGAATGGCTAACATCTCAAGTCCAGCTTGCAACAAACAGTCTTCTTGCCGCACGAACAGAACTCAGGTTCACTGATCAAGGAATAATCGCTGTTGACAAGTCGGACTCAAACAAAGTTGTGATTCTCAATAGTGCTGGTCTGGGCGTGTCTACTGATGGTGGTCAAACATTCAAAAGCGCCGTCACTGCCGATGGTGTGGTCGCTGATCGGCTATTCGGTAACCTCATTTCTGGTATCACCTACGAAACGGAAGACCCGAAAAGCCACTACATGATTCGCCTAAAAGGTGGAGCTATGGAGCTTTACAAGGGCGATGAACTTGTGTCTGGCATCAACCAAAACACTCATGGTAGTACATTCAACAACTTTGAGGGTAATACGCTTAGCTTATCGCAAACTAGCCCGTCCGGTAAAGCAAAGGAAATTGTCGCGATACCGAGCACGTCAACATACGATAACCCGCAACTTTCTATCAATGGACAACTTTCTATCAATGGGCAAATAGATACAAAATTGCAATTCTTGAAAGACGCCGTAATCCAAAGCAAGGGTCAAATATGGATAGGGTCAGAAAGCAACGTAAACCTCGGATTCTTTGAACCTGACGGTACTTTCAGACATCGAATTGACGCAACTACTGCGGGAGCACAAGTATATGGCGATTTTACTGTCTACAACGGGTCAAAAAACGCTGCTCAAGTTACACGTGACGGCATTCGTGCTACTCCAGCATATGAGTTGGCAGAAAACTATGTCGGCGATATTGGCGAGAGTAAAACGGGCGATGACAAAATGGTGCGAGTGGATATTGATCCGCTCGTTTTTGATTTGATTAACACGGATAAACCCTATCAGGTATTCTTGACAGCCTACAGTGATGCGCATTTCTGGGTTTCAGAACGTGGCAAGGACTACTTCGTTGTTTCGTCAGACAGACCTGGTTCATCGTTTGGCTGGGAACTAAAAGGCAAGCGCCGAGGATTTGAGGATCAGCGCCTCGTTGAAACAAAAGACACTTACAAAGATTTGGAAAAAATGGAGGGACTGATACCAAATGGCAATCAGAACATACAAAGTAACTCTTGACTCAACGAACAGAATCGCACCCGAGACCATATTTCTACGTCAGGGAGACAAAACTGGAGCCGTTGTTATCGACGCCACATTGACGGACAATGGTGTCCCTGTTTCACTTAGTGGGCTTACGCCAATGTTCAGAGCTAACACGGCTGATGGCAAAGCAGTAATCGCTGACGGCGGAGGGTTTTCCTATGTCAATGCGGATGGCGGAGAACTGACCTACCAAGTACCGAATGCTCTTGCAAGCGTTCCGGGGAAGATTAAAAATGCCTATTTTAGTTTAAGCGATGCTAATGGATCGGAGTCGACATTCAGTATTCCCTTTACTGTCTTGCCAGCCGCTTACGCTACTAAGCCCGGCGCCCTTGACTACATTACAATTATTGATGGAACAAATAGTGACATTCAAGCAATCATTAATTCGTATAACATCGTGCCTAATGGCCGGTTTCAGGAAGGAATCAGCGGTAGCGTAGTTCCTTCTGTCGCTGGGGTTAGCGTTTCCCAAGTGAAGGTGGATGGTGCCAATTGGGCAAAAGCAGTGTCTCCATCAGGAACGGTCAACAACCAAGGACTGGGAATGATTGTTCCTCGCTTGAATAAAGCCGGAGAGGCAATGATTGGATCGGGAACATATCGCGTCAGCTTCCGACTGTTCTCGTGGGCCAATCAGACTCTCAAGGTAACGATCATCCCAAGAGATGCATCCGGAAATTGGCTTCCAAGCTTTGATGTTGGCTCGTTCTCAGCATATAGCGATAGAAACATGCGAATCAATGATTCAGTCAGACTCGATGTTTCCGGAAGTGAAAAAGATTTCCTGATAATGGTGTGGAACACGGATAGTCAGGCCGTCAACTTTGCGGCCACAGACTTCACGATGATCAAAGAGGATGATGTTGTCACTGGGTCAGACCTAGAATCTGGGTTTATTGAATCAGCAAATCGCGGCAATCTGATTCGCAATTCTTTTCTCACGGACGGCACAACTCCTTGGCAGGCGAATGGGACAGATGTCGCGTTCAAAAATGAATTATACGCAAACAAAAGATGGCTTCACGTGTGGACTGGCGGGCACACTGGGCAAAGCGTTAGCTATTTAGGTAATGCTGGCACCGAACTAGTAAGCGGCATTCAGAATACAGGCGTTCATGGATCGTTCGACATCAAGTTCAATATTGCGAGCGTGATTGATGTTCATGCCATCTTCCGTGATGCCAAAGGTACCGTGCTTGATGATATGATTGTCAATACTGTCAAGTCTCGTGACCTAACGATCCCAACAAAGGTTGATTTCTTCATTCCACGTATTGCTCGTCCTGATCTTTCGTCAGTTCTCATCACTTTGAAGGATCATTATTCAGCCGCACTTGATTTCTACATCAAAGATTTGCTGGCATATCCTGTTCAAATGTCAAAATCTGACCGTCTTTCTTCAAACGTT